CAATGGGCCAATCTGGTGTATTCGAGGGATTGAATAACCAGCAGATCTTGCAGTCAGTACGCAATCAGTTGTCTTTCCGTGTGCCGGAACTGAGCAAGACGGCGTACACGCCTAAACAGAATACCCAGCCAAAGCCGCCTAAACCATCACAGGCTAATGCCAAGGTTCCAGCTTCACTATCCCAGATGAGCGCACAAGAAATGCCGGCAGATGATCCATTTGCCTATATCCGCAAGTTATCTGGTGTGAAGTACGAAGAAGCTATTTCCAAATTATCGCCAGAACAGCAAGAAGCCTTCTTGTTTGGCTAACCCTTTTTAATTTTTTCATAATCAGGAGTGTTCACTATGAACGCAACAAATATCCCTTTTGGTTCGCCACTCGCTAAGAAACACTTTGGCGGTGCAATGTTCAACTCAACGATTGCAAAATCTTGGGTAATGAAAAACCTTATCGAATCTGCACACCGTACAGACCGTGGCGCAGAAATGGCCAACGCACCTATCGCCGTTCTGAATGACTTGACCAAAGCCGAAGGCCAAAGTATTTCTTACGATATTTACATGCAGTTGACTGGCCGCGCTACATACGGCGATGACAACTTAGAAGGTAACTTAGAATCGCTTGAAGCCTACTCTGACGAAATCACGATCAACCAGGTCCGTAAAGGTGTGGACGTTGGCGGGCGTATGAGCAACAAGAAAACGCTCAACGATCAACGCTCAATTGCACGTCAAAAACTCACTGAATGGTTCGCGCAGTTTGTGGACCAAACAGTATTCACGAACTTGGCTGGTAAACGTGGTATCAATCCGTTTGTCCTGGCTAAGAACGTGAACTACGCGATCAAAGATACGCATGAGTTTGAGGATTATGACGCTGATCATATCGTTTACGGTGGATCTGCAACGTCTAAGGCTTCATTGACGGCGCAAGACAAAATGACTTTGGATCTGGTGGATAAACTGATTGTTAAAGCCACTACCGAAGGCGGTGACGCTGATAAGAAAGTACGTTTAACGCCACTTGATAAGGGCGGTGAGGATGCTTTCATTATGTTGCTGCATCCATATCAGGAACATGATTTACGTAAAGACACCGGTACGGCTGGCTGGTTAGAAATCGCCAAAGCTGCAACAGCGGCAGAGGGTACGAAATCGCCAGTCTGGAAACAGAACCTTGGTAACTACCGTGGCGTACACTTCAAAAAGCACAAGCATGTTGTGCTTGATGATACATACGGCGCATCGGGTAATGTACAGACTGCACGTGCTGCATTCCTTGGCCGTCAAGCGATGGTTATGGCCTTCGGTAATGCGTCTAGTGCGAACCTACGCGCAGACTGGACAGAGAAAAAGACCGATGTGGATGACAACAAACAGGCGATTTCTGGCCGTATGATGTTTAACGCCAAACGCCCACGCTTCAACGGTCAAGATGTGAACTCTTACGCCGTAGATACAGCAGCGGTTAAGCCAGCATAAGGACCAATTTAAAAGGCTCACTCAAGTAGTGGGCCTTTTTTCATATTCATTTTTTTTGGAGTAGTCAATCATGGCTCAATTTGTTTCGGATTCTCTTGAAGGTTTAAGCAACCTACCTACAAACAGTCATGCCGGCATGGTAATGACACATCGTTGTGCAATTGCGTTTACCGTGGCAGCAACCTTAGCCGCTGGTGACAAGCTGGTATTAGGTAAATTGCCGGCTGGTTATACCGTGCAGGACGTTCGCGCAGATTCAGACGGCATTGCTGGCTTGTCTGTCAATGTGGTTCAGGCCGATTCTCTGGAATCTGGCGCAGTTAAAACCACACTGGCAGCGGGTGTAAGTCTGGCCACAGAAGGCGGCGACATTCAAGGCACATTAACCAAAGCGGCAGCACGTTTTAAAGGTGCAAATACAGAGCTATTCCTTGTCGCGGAAGTGGCAGAGGGCGGATCTGTAACCGTTGGCCAAGAGGTCGGCATTACGTTCGATTATCGCTACCGCCAAGTAACTTACTAATCGTTTTAATGGCAGGGGGTTCGCCTCCTGCTTTTTTATTTCCATAATTTATCAGGAACCCTTGCCATGACTACAGCAACAAACAAAATCAACCTAGAAGCCGATGACCTAATCGAATGTATCTTGAAACGTAAAGGCGGCACCGTTGTTGAATTTGGTTTTCACAATAAAAAGAAATCGAAGTACCACTTTCAGCCATTAAATCCGTTAGATCCAGATTCACCACACGTATGCAACGTACCGAATGATGATCACTATGATCGTTTCCTGGATATTCCAGAAGCCTACCGTGCATTCGATCCAGATGAAGATTATGAACCGGTAATGTCTGCACCAGCACCAAGCGATAACGATAATTTTGATCCGCGCAATGACTTTAACGATTTGCTATCTGTAAACCCGGAAGATGTAAGTAACGACTGGTTAGGCAAATATGCAGAAACCATCCTGAAAATTAAGGTCAGTCAAAAGCAAAAGCTGGCAGATGCAGCAACTAAGCAATATGGCCTTGAGTTTGACTATGCCACTACAACCGCCGTTGACATTGTTCGCCTGATTCTGGTTGCAAACATCGAAGCTGAACGCATCGCAAGCGAAAACACTTAAGGATTAGTCTATGTCACAGATTACTTGTCAGGTTTTAATTGACGGCGTAAGGGCCACACAATTAAACGATGTAGAAAAAATTACCTGGTCAGATCCGTTGCTGATTTCAGCACTGAATCAGGCTTTGTCTATGCTTACTCTGGTTCGCCCGGATGCAACAGCAAAGACATTCCAGTTTGTTTGTGCCAAAGGTACACGCCAAGAGCTACCGGCTGATGGTTTACGACTGCTTAAAGTGGTCCGCAACTTAAAAGAGGACGGCGCTATGGGCCGTGCCGTTCGACTGGTGAATATTTCCGACCTGGATTCTATTGCACCAGACTGGCACTCACAGGCAGCAACAGACACGGCAAAAGAATATATGTTCGATGAACGTAGCCCGAAGTGGTTTTATGTTTATCCGCCGGTAAATGCTGGTGTGAAACTGGATATTGAATATTCACAACAGCCAGCACAGATCACATCGCTAGATGAAATGTTGCCGGTAGATACGGTTTACATGCAGCCATTGCAAGAATTTATCTTGTATAAGCTGCTATCTGGTGAAGGCGGCCAGGGCCAGGGTATGCAGCATTACAATACTGGTATGTCATTGCTAGGTGCCAAGCCAGCAGTTGACCGCTTTGCTGCACCGATCACAGAAACCAACCGCGCAACAGGCGTAGGGGGTTAAGCTAAATGGCGAAGTATGAAGAACTGGCTTCACGTGTGGCGATTCATGTTTCGCCATGTCCTGAACCAGCAATTCTGGATGCACTAAAGCATGTTGTACGTGATTTTTGCCAGCAGACGAAAGGCTGGGTTTATGACGTTCCAGCAATCCAAGGTGAAGTAGACACCTTAAGTTATGAAATGCAGATCCCGGAGGGGAGTGTGGCAGTTCATATCTGGGGGATCGAAGGTCGTCAAGGGCGTTATGAATTATCAACAGATTACTATCTAGGTTTTCCGAACCTGATTAATTTCAACAGCAAAGCGCCGTCCAAGCCAATCAAACCGCTAATCTCTTTAATGCCAAGTAACAGCACGGATGAATACCCGGACTACCTTGCTGAATACTTTTCGGCAGATCTGGTATCCGGTGCCGTGGCTTATCTGCAAATGCAGCCTTTTAGGGAATGGTCGCAGCCCAACGCAGCAGGAGCGCACCAGCAGCTTTATATGGAAGGTATAGCGAATGCCAAGCGTAAGCGTGATGAAGGCTTAAACATATCCCAGTCAAAACGGCGTGTGCGTCCTCAATATATTTAATAGATTGGAGCCAAGATCTAAATGAACCAGATGATTATTTTTGTGATAGAGCCAAATGGCAAGTTTTATCAAGAGTTACGCGGAACGCCTCAAGAGGTTTTAGCCCAGATCCCAGAAGGATATAATTCAACCAGCATCATGCCGCCACGCAATACCGATTATTGGAATGGTACGAGCTGGGTAGACATTGGATCAGCACCTAACTGGTACTTTGCTTTTAACTACGATACAAAGCAATGGGAAGATACGCGCAATCTGGAAGAAACCAAAAACCAGAAGTGGGAAAAAATCAAACTACAGCGTAATGCCCTAGAGTTATCTGGCTTCATCTATGACGGCAATGTTTACGATAGTGATATATTTTCCCAGATGCGAATCAATGGTGCAGCTCTGTTAGATGAAGATACCTTGTGGACACTTCAAAACAATGAAGTGATTGAACTCACAGCAGAGCAAGTACGCGAACTTGGCCGTGCCCTATCTTCGCATGTTCGGCGATTGCATGAGCGATCACGCGCAGCACGACAGCTGATCTTGTCATGTACGACAGTTGATCAAGTCGATGCAGTTAATTTCTAAAAAATAATCTAAAAGGCCCGCCGTTATGGTGGGCTTTTTTTATTGGCTAATTAATGGATTTTCACAATGCGAATTAAGATTAGTAACTTTCTAAATATGTTCCCACGTATTGACGAAAGAAAGCTGAAAGATACGGCGGCTGTAATTGCGAAAGATGCTGATATTACTAGCGGTGTGATACGTCCGTTCTATAGTCTAGATGAGA